GTGCTGCGTACAATGTAGCGTATGTAATCTCTGTGACACTTCGCACTATGTCTGGATTTTCTGCATTGTGGTAGAGTTCTTCTAGTAAAGAGCCAAGCATTAACGCGTAACCACTAGGCAGTTGGAAGATAGGTTCAAAGATTTCATCGTCATCTTCGGTTAGGTGACTTACCGCCTCAAAGATGTTATCAAATTCTGTGCCACATACATTGCATTTAGGAATTTCAATCAATGTTTAACCCCATTTTTTCTCTGATGAATTGTGCTCCGTGTTTGACGTAGATAGAGTTAACATCTTCTCCATCTCCAAATGAGACCGTAGTAACAGGGAGTTCTCTGGATAGACTTGCGGCAAACTCTCTTCCTGGTGCATCACCGTCGGCAAATACGAAGACGCGTTCAAAGTCCGCGAGAAGTCTTGTATAGTGCTTTTTCCAAGAGTTCGCTCCAGGAACACCAACACAGGGTATTCCCACCAACTTTGACATAGTGAGAGAGTCAAGTTCCCCTTCGCAGATGCCAATCCAGTCACCAGCGTATTCAATATCAAGTACGTTGTACATGCGAGTATCAACGCCAACCATGCCCATATACTTCGGTTCAACAGCAGGGTTAAGAGAGCGAAAGCGCAGGTCAACAACGCCAGTCTTCGTAATGTACGGTATGCTGAGACGACCGATGTATTGTTCATGTCCTGGTTCAGGCTCCTCTACTACGCCTAATCGCGCCTGACGTGCTACTTCCCTTGTTATTCCCCGACTTGCTAGGTAATCTTCCGCCAGAGAGATGCTTCCCGCGTACTTGTGTGCTGCTCTCCCCAGTAATTCCTTCTGCGATAGACTTTGCTTCACGCATATCACACCCTTCCTGCTTAGCAATTATCTGAATACTGTTACCTTGCATACCACACGCAAAGCAATTAAAAATGTTCTGCCTTGTATTGAAACTTGCACTTGCATGAGAGTCATTATGAAACGGACACTTGACGTTTACTTGTCCGCTAGTTCTATTGATGTTGGCACCATAGTACTTAAGTACCGACACTATGTCTGGTAAATCATCCACCAAATACATCGCCCAACCTTAATACTAAATAAGAGTCTGCTATTGATTTTCCTCTAGCCTTGATGACGAGTGCTGGGAGAACCAACTTTTGTTCGAGCGCTCTTGCTTCCGCATAATTTTTTGCTTCTGTTTGAGCCTCTTTCGTCCAACCGCTGAGGTCAATAGCGTTGCCCGCGCCTGGGGCTTTGCATTCAAGGATACCGATTGATGCGTTAATGAAGTCTGCACGGACGACAACGTCGCCCTCATCCTTGCTACCTCGTCGAGCAAGTCGTTCAGCGTCGTATCCAAGTCCTCTAAAATAGTCTTTGATATCTGTTTCATATGTCGCTCCTCTTGCCTTGTGTGATTTCCTAGTTGTCATTTTTGCGTATCCATAATTGCTCATTAGTTTCAATAATTGTAAGTTCTAATTGTTTAGCCCAGCAGAAAAAATTAATTGCTGGCTTAGGTTCATACAATTCACCTTTTTCGTGCTTCCAATTAAAATCATCAAACGCCATAATACCGCCAGGATTTAAGTGTTGCCACGCCATTACTGCATCATCCAATACACCTGATGCGGTATGGTCTGCATCTACATAGATAAAATCAAACCACCAATCTCCCTCATCTGCATAACCATTAAAGAAATGATTAGTAGATAATCTAATTGGATACACGTTATCATAATCTTTCACTCTATGAAGATAACTTTTCCATATATCTTCAAAATCCATTTTACTATGGACATCTTCTGTGGGTGAACCCAACCAAGTATCAACATCTACAAGTTTTGATGTTGGGTTAGTTAGTATGTTGTCTAACATCCATACACTTGCATCACCATTGAATGCTCCAAGTTGCAAAAACTTTAAACCACCTTCTCCCGCAAAGGGAGATAAGTAGGTTTCAAAATTATGCTGTGCTCCAGCAAACCAATTAGGGTATTCCATTATGCGTTCTCTGGGATATCGTCGATGTACATGTACTCTGGATTAAATGCTAGCCATGTCATGAGCGTTCCGTTGGCATCTGCTCTTCCATAGCGATTCTTGACTGACGCCACGCCCATTGATGTGCCAACTGTGCCGAGCGTACAAATGAGGGCAGGAAGTTGTGAGACTTTACCTTGGATTGAACTTCTTGGTTGACAAGGATTTCCAGGAACTGCTTCCGAAGTATGATGTAAAACCACAATTGCAGCGTTAGTCGCTCTCGCAAGGTACTTCAACTCCTTCATAATTGCTCTCATAGATGCAAATTCTTCGCCACCATCTGTTGCAACATCCATGAGGTTGTCCAAGACGATGAGAGATGGGCTACATCCCCACAACTCCTCAAACGCTTGGACTTCCTCATCGATGTCTTCTAGCGTAGGTGATGATTCAAACGACCAGACTATATGACTTCCTTTTTGGAGGACTGCTTTCGTCCAACCAACATCAGTATTAAGTTTCTGTTCAACATCTGATTGACTTTTCCCAGAAATCATAGATGCTAAACGCATAGCCATTGTGTGTGCATTGGTATCTGCTGATATGTACAACGTTGGCACATTGGTTCTGAGTGCAAGTGCTAGAGCAAGCGTTGATTTTCCTGCTCCTGGAGCACCAGCAAACATCGAAACTTCTGAACGACGTATAATAATCTTGTTCGCTTCAAATGCTTTAAACGAACTAGGAAGAGGTTCCCCTCCGATAGAGGCTCGCCCTACTGAACGTACTAGAGTTCTCATCGGCACCCTTCCTAGTTAGTTTAAAATGGAAATTCTTCTGGTATTAGTTGACTGGCTTGCATTGGTCCGCGCCCTGAGGCATCGGACAGACCCACATTGCGTAAGGATTTCCCGTCTTGCTGGAGATTCCCGACTTGTACTTTCGTGGGCCGTGTTGACATGTCGGTCCACCCTGTACTGGAGCCGCTGCCGAAGCGGACGGAGCCTGAGCCTGGGGCGGAACTGAGTAAGGCGGAGGCGTTGTGCTTGTAGTGGAATCGGTAATCGACAGGGGGGCTAGGGTACCTGCTGACGCTAGCATCCGCTGTGTTGCATGGATTTGAGTAGAGTAATCGCCAATGCCTTCTAAGAGAACACTCAGTTCATCCGCGCTATTGGCACGAATGTTGATTAGGTCTCCAGTAGGCAACTTGTAGTTGACTTGTAGTTTCCAGTCTTCAGCCATATTATTTATCCTTCTTGATAGAGAATTGACAGTACTCGGTTAACCCGCACATGTACTGGCAACTGTTTGTGTTGGGCAAGAATAGCGCAGCCTTGCGTGCTTTGTCAAATGTTTCTATAAGGTACTCCATCTTGTCCCTTGTGTATTCGGATAGGTCTACCATCTCCGAGATATTATTACCGCGAGACATGTAGTACGTACCCCATTTGACGTCGATACCAAAGGTTTCTTGGATGCCTAAGCGGTAGAAGGCAAGTTGCAGATTGCTAGTTGGTGTACTCTGTGAAGTCTTTAGGTCTACAATAACAAGTTCGCCGTTGACCTCAAACACACGGTCAATAATCATCTTGACGGCTACGTCCTTGATGACTGGGGTAAGGGCTAGTTCTATACCTGGGTTGCCATCTGGTGCTGACCAGATTTTCCAGGAAGGGTTAGCCTTACGCCAGTTGATGTAACCTTCAACCCATACTGGACCTTGGTTATTCCAGAAATTGATATCTTCTTTGTTAGGGTTAGCCTTGGTAGCCCGACCACCGATGCGAGCATTGGTTAGGTCGGTGTCACCTTTGCAGGAGTTCCAGGACTCAACCCATAGGTTCTGGATATCATTTATCATAGGTTATCCTTGTCATAAATTTCGCAAGCAAGGTGAAAGGCTGAGCCTCCAACAGACCAGACAGATGGGGCTTCCTGCTTATTGAGCAGTCGGCCAAGGTAGTACTGGTACCCACACGTAAGGTAGGTTGTGAACGCAGAGTATGATATATGCTCTGGTATGGTATATTCTTCTAGTTTAATTGACATGTTGGTAGTATAAGCCCAGAATGGGCGATTTGTCAATTGTTTGTAATATTTGACATTTAAAAATATTCATGTATAATTGGTTATGTAAGTAATTATATATAATATAAAGGCCTTCGGCCTTATATAATATATGTAA